TGAACTGGCTGGTCATCGACGGCGACGGCCAGTTGGTCGAGATGTTCAACGACCGCGGCACCCTCGCCGAGCTCACCTATCCGCTGAAGTACGACGCCCGCCTGACCTGAGGAGTGCCATGCCCACGCTGATCACGCAGCCCGACGGGTCGGTCCTCTGGGACTACGACGTGCCCGAAGAGAAGCCCAAGAAGAAGGCGGCAGCCAAGAAGGCTGCCGAGGCTCCGAAGACCGAGGAGAGCTAGAGCTCGACTGGGGCGATGTTGTGCGACCCACAGTCGCTGCATCGCCAACGACTGCCGCGACCATGTCTCCCGTTTCGCAACTGTAGGTTCTCCAGACGATTGTCGAGGCAATCTCCATTGATGTGGTGGACGGTCTCGTCGCTGCGCAAGGGGCGACCGACCGCATCCGACATCACGAGCCGGTGCTCTAGAACGTAGCCCTTCGCTGCCTTGCGATACAGCGGATGGTCGCGGGGGACGAGCACGTACCTGTACCCGTTCTTGAGGTAGGCGCCACCCTTCCATGACGGGTTGTTCTCCAATCGGGTTCCGCCCCGCAGGCCGCCGAAGCCCTGAGACCTGATTGCGCCGCCGTTATCACGCACGATGCGCGCCACTGAGCCCGGCGTGATGCCGTACTCGGCGGCCAGTTCTGACAGATACTCGCCAGCCTCGTAGCGGTCCCGTATTTCTACACCGTGCTCCAGTCGCACACGCTTAGCGTGCCGGATCTGGTCACCTCGCAAGTTAGCCACAGCCGCAGTGTACCCGGTCCCATATAAGGAGTCATGACATGACTGCACTCGATCAGCAGTTGATGACTAAGTCAGAAGTTACGTACGGCAGCCCGGTCACCCCCGACCTGACCTTCGAGTTCAACTCCGAAGGCATCGAGGAGTCCTACGGTCGCACCGAGGGTGACCCGCTGCGCAACGCCACGTTCGTGAAGCGCAATGACAGGTTCACGCCCTACTTCTCGGGTGCGGCTGGTCCTGTCGAGATGGACGTGATGACCAAGGGCTTCGGCTTCTGGCTCAAGCACATGCTCGGTCAGGTGGCGACCACGGGTCCGACCGAGACCGTGGTCTACACGCACACGGTGACGATGGCCGACTTGTTCGGGAAGTCCTACACGCTCCAGGTGGCCCGCCCCTTCCACCCGTCGGGGACGGTGCAGCCGTTCACCTACGAGGGCGGCAAGGTCACTGAGTGGGAGTTGGCGAACTCGGTCGACGGGAACCTCGTCGCGACGCTCGGTACCGACTTCCAGCAGGTGTTGACCGCGACGGCGCTGGCGACCGCGGCCTACCCGGCATCGATGGAGAACCTGACCTGGGCTGGCGGCGTGGTGACGATCGGCGGCACGCAGGTCCCGATCACCGAGATCAGCGTCAAGGGCAACAATGGCCTGAACGTCGACCGCCGGTTCATCAACGGCACGACGGACAAGGCGGAGCCGACCGGTGGCCGGCGTGAGGTGTCGTTCTCCCTGTCGTGCGACTTCGACACGCTGACCCAGCGCAACCGAGCAGCAGGTACCACGCGGGCGGCGGCACTGGCCGCGATCGTCGCGACGTGGACCGGCCCGACGCTGCTGGGTTCGACGATCTACCCGTCGTTGCAGGTCTCGATCCCCGCCGCTCGCTTCGATGAGTGGAAGGCCGCGAACGAGGGTCCCGAGGGCATCACGCAGGAGCTGTCCGGAGTGGGCCTGTTCGACGGCACCAACTCCGCAGTTTCGATTGTTTACAAAAGCGCCGACGTCAGCGTCGCCTGATGGCCCGCTCGCAGAAGGTCCGCTCGGGAACCGTCAAGGTCGACGGGCTGGTCGAGCTCAACAAGGCGTTGCGGGCGCTCGGCCCAGAGGCGCAGAAGGAACTCAAGGAAGCCTCCCGCAAGGTGGCGGACTTCGTCGCCAAGGACGCCGCCTCGGCTGCCCGCACCATCGGCGGTGTCGCGGCGCATGTGGCTCCGTCGATCAAGCCGGTCGGCGGGGTCTCCGGCGCGGGGGTCGGCTTCGGTGGCGCGGCCTACCCGATGGCAGGCGGCGCTGAGTTCGGGTCCATCCGGTTCAAGCAGTTCAAGCAATGGCGCGGCAACTCCTCGGACGCCGGTTATTTCGTGTATCCGGCGATCCGGCAGGACGCCGACCGCATCGAGACCGAGTTCATCGAGGCCATCGACGACATCATCAAGCGGAGGTTCCCCGAATGAGCGCACCCCGGTCCACGGCCACGAAGATGGGCGCGCGGCCGTCTCTGGCCCGCAAGGTCACCCCGAAGTCGGAGGCGAACCGCGAGAACGCGCTCGACGAGGGCGTCCGGATGGTCGTCGAGGGCACCGAGTACGTGGTCCGGATCGGCGACATGTCCGCCCCGGTCGCCCGCGAGTTCCGCCGCAACTACGGCGCCTCGTTCAACGCGCTCCGCGACGAGCTGGCCGGCGACCCGGACCTCGACTCGATTGCCGCGTTCATGTGGCTGGCGAAGAGGCTCGAAGGCGAGACGCTGGACTTTGACGAGGTGACCGTCTCCTACGCGCAGATGCTCGACGGATTCGAGATCACCACCGCCGGCCCCTCGGAGGTGGAGGACTCCCCGGAAGCCTGAGGCGGGCGCTGCTGCGGCAGTTGCCCGCCTTGACGCGCTTCTACTACGGCGCGATCCATTACCTCAACGTCGAGCAGTTCACGCTCCGTGAGGTCTCCGAACTGATGACCCAGATGCAACGCGCGCAGGCCGAGGCTCAGGACTGACCCGAGGGGGTGCTCGATGGGCGGTGGCCGACGGATAGTCATCGAGTTCCTTGGGAAGGATGTCTCCGCCGGTCGCACGGCGAACCAGGTCGAGGGCAAGATGTCCCGGCTCGGTGGCACCTTCTCGAAGGTCGGGAAGGTCGCCGCGCTGGGTCTCGCGGCCGGGACTGTGGTCGCCGGCAAGGCGCTGTTCGACATGACCAAGGCGGCGTCCGAGGATGCCCAGCAGCAGGCGATCCTGGCGAAGGCGTTGCAGAACAACGCGGGTGCCACCAAGGGCCAGATCGCGGCCACCGAGGACTGGATCGCGGCACAAGGCAAGGCGCTCGGGGTCACTGACGACCAGCTCCGTCCAGCGCTGGCGAACCTCGTGCGCGCGACCGGCGATGTGGGCAAGGCGCAGAAGCTCGCCTCGCTGGGCATGGATGTGGCAGCGGGTAGCGGCAAGGATCTCGGCGCAGTGTCGATCGCGCTCGCGAAGGCTGCGAACGGCAACGTCGGTGCCCTCGGACGCCTCGGTATCGCCACCAAGGACGCCCATGGCAAGACGAAATCCTTCGCTCAGATCCAGGATGACCTGGCGAAGAAGTTCGGCGGGTCGGCCAAGGCGAACGCGGACACCTTCTCTGGGAAGATGTCCCGGCTGAAGCTCATCTTCGACGAGGCCAAGGAGTCGCTTGGCGCGAAGCTGCTGCCCGTCCTGACCGACATGGCGGACTGGTTCATCTCCAAGGGTCTGCCCGCCATCCAGGACTTCGGCGACTGGATGCGCGACCACCTCGGCCCGGTGTTCGACCAGATCGGCACCGTCGTTTCGAAGGTGACCGGCGGCATGAACGGCGACGTCGGGAAGAACCTCGGTGCGATCCGGTCGACGTTCCAGTCCGTCGCCTCGATCATCACCAGCCTGTGGAACGCCTTCGGGGCCACGATCCTGAAGTTCGCCACGGTGACCCTGGTCAACCTGTGGCACGAGATCTCCGGTGTCCTCCAGATCATCTCTGGGGTGTTCAAGGTCTTCTCGTCGCTGTTGAAGGGCGACTGGAGGGGTGTGTGGACCGGGATCAAGCAGATCCTGTCCGGCGCGTTGACGGTCATCAAGGCACTGCTCTCGCAGGCGCTGAACATCATCAAGTCGTTGTGGCGGGTGGCTTGGATCGCGGTGAAGGCGATCCTCGGCGGGGTCTGGGACGGCATCAAGGGCCTGGTTCGTGCGGGTGCCGATGGGATCGTGAACGCGATCAAGGCGATCCCTGGCCGGGTGAAGGCGCTGGCAGGGGTGTTCAAGGACGCTGGCAAGCACCTGATTCAGTCCATGGTCGACGGGCTGAAGAACGCGGCCGGGATCATCTCGGGCATCGCGGGCAACGTGTGGACTGCGGTGAAGTCGCTGCTGAACGCGGGCATCGACAAGATCAACGCGGCTCTGGAGTTCAAGATCAGCCTGCCCGGGCCGGACATTCACGTGAACCCGACGAACATCCCGCACCTGGCGACCGGCGGCATCGTGAAGGCCCGCCGCGGTGGCGTGCTGGCGTTGCTCGGCGAGGGCGGGCATGACGAGGCTGTGGTGCCGCTGTCTGGCCCAAACAAGCCCAAGAGCGGCGGTGGCGACCTGATGATCGCTGCGCCACTGAACATCAACATGGACGGCCGCAACGTGTGGAAGGGCCTGCTGACGGTGAAGCGTCAGAACGGCGGCGTTGCGCTGGGGCTGGCCTGATGGCGCTGCCCAACACCAAGGTCGAGATCGCCTTCAACGCCGGGTACTCGACCGCTGCGGCGTCGCGCACGTGGACCGACGTGTCCACCTACGTCGAGGGCTCGCTGCCGCTGACGATCACCCGTGGTCGGGCGGACGAGACGTCGCAGATCCAGCCTTCGCGGTTGACGCTGACCCTGAACAACCGCGACGGGCGGTTCACCCCCCGCAAGACCGGCGGCGCGTACTACCCGAACGTGAAGAAGGGCCGCCCGATCCGGGTGACGGTGACCTACAACGCGGTCCAGTACACCCGGTTCCTCGGCTACATCGACGAGTGGCACCCGACCTGGCCGGACTCCACCGACGCGGACTCGACGTGCGCGATTGTGTGCTCTTCGCGGACGGCGCGGCTGGGACGGTCGGCTGAGCTGCGGTCAGTCGTCGAGGAAGAGATCCTCCTCGACGACCCGGTCGCGTATTACACGTTGGGTGAGCCTGAGGACTCGACAACGGCGGCGGACTCCTCGGGCAACCAAGCCCCGAGACTGGTGCAGGTCTACTCCGGGACGCCAGTCACATTCGGCACCGACACCGGGCCCGGAACCGACGGTCTGACCGCCGCACACTTCACGTGGCCCAACGGTGCTTCGCTGGTGACTGCGGAGAGCCTCGCGGCCCCGGCCGCTGTCGGCCTGTTCTTCACCACGACGTCGACCTCGCTGATCCTGCTGAGCGGTGTGATCCTCGCGAGTGGTGGCCCCTCGGCAACGCTGGGTATCGACGCTTCGGGCCATGTGCAGTTCGGCACTGTCACCAGCGCCACCGTGAACGATGGTCTGGTGCACCACGTGCTAGTGTCCATCTCC